AATAATAATAACAATAATAATAATAATAATAATAATAATAATAATAATAATAATAATAATAATAATAATAATAATCATAATAATATTAATTCAACTCAATCAAATATACAAGAATTATCCAATTTACCCGAATTACCAGAATCTGATGATTTATTAGATAAAATAATCCGATTAAATGAATTAACAAATAAAAATATAAAAGCTAAAAAATCTATAAAGAAAAAAAAAATTAATCCTCAACCTACCCAAAATAAATCAATATTATCATGGTTATCATGCGATGATGTATTAAAAGAATCTATTAAGACAACTATTCACGAAAAGGGAACTTTAAAAGATCAATATTTAACATTAATTGATTCTGAATATGTTTGTGATAAAGTAAAATTATCACCAATTAAAATATGTTCAGATTGTTCAATTGAGAAAACTTTAATACACTCTGAGGGTATATATGTTTGCAATCAATGTGGGAATTTTGAATATGTTATAATTGAAAGTGAAATACCATCTCATAAGGATTCTCTTAATGAGAAACCCAAATATCCATATAAACCGATTAATCATCTTATTGAAAAGATTAATCAATTTCAAGCGAAACAAACAACAATTATCCCCTCGGATATATATGATTTAATACGATTTGAGTTAAAAAAAATGTTAATACCAATTGATGAAACAACACCATATCTTATTAAAAAAATATTAAAAAAATATAGATTGAATCTATATTACGAACATAATTTCTTAATATTCTCACACATTACAAATACTCCTCCTCCATTATTAACACGAGATGAAGAAGAACTTACAAAAATGATGTTTAGACAGACTGAAAAACCATTTAAAAAATATAAACCAACTGATAGAGCAAATTATCTAAATTATTCATATGTCCTTCATAAATTATTTTTAATACAAGCAGATAAAGCAATTGATTCAATTATTAAACAAAGAATGATTACAAATTCAAAATATTTTGGTTTATTAAAATCAAGAGATAAATTAAGAGTTCAAGATGTTATATGGAAAAATATTTGTAAAGATTTAAATTGGGATTATCATCCATCATTTTAAAAAGATCTTAAATAATATTTATTTTATAATAAATATTATTAATTAGTTATTTAAGAAAATAATTCTTTAATAAGAATATAATATGTCCACAGATTCTATTTCGACTCCTGCATCAACTACCGCAACTTCTACCGCAACTTCTACTTATGAAGAAGATATGAAAAAATATACAACGATTGATAATTTAGATGAGGATCCTGGTGAAGATAACTTTGCTTTAATATCATTTGTATCTCCAGAAGGTGTAATGAATTGTAATGTACGTGCATTAAAGATTCGTAAATATAAAGGACGACCTGCTATTTTTAAAGAATACGAACGAGCCTGTACCGCTGCAAAAGAATTAAATGAAATTAATTCTTATTTTGATATTTTTGTTATGCCAATTGGTAAATGGTGTGCATGGGATCCAGACCCTGCAGATCGTAATGCAGTAGAAGCTGAGAAATGGGATAATGCCGAACAACAAAAATTAATGGATGGGCTCGAAAAAGTAAAGGCTAAACAAGAAATATCTCTTCAAGAAATGAATGCACTTGTCGGTAAGAAAAAATCTTTAATTGATGATGGAGTTATCGAGCATAAAAATAGAGTAAAAGAATCTATTAAACAAGGTTATGCAGAGAAAGATGGTCCTAAAAAAGAATTAAAATTAAATTCTACAACTTCGACTCATTCGGAAACTTCAGAAACTCAATCTGAATCTCAAGAAAAACTTCATGTTCGGACAAAAAATCATGCTAATGCAAATGATGTTAAAAGTAGATTACGAAGACAATTAGAAGAAAAAAAACTCGCTGAAAAATCATCTTCATCTCAAGTTTCCCCTGTCACTGCAACGTTAAATGCAATTGAAGAAACTAGTGAACAAACTTTAAGATTACAAGAAAATATTAATAAAATTAAAGCTCTTACAAATAAAGTATAATATTTTTAATTTGATGAATTAATTTATAACAGAAAAATGATTTTTTAATTTATTTAATTAAAAAATCTTATTATTATATAATGGGTAATTCATTTATAACAAATAATACAGTCGTTGGAATTGTTCTAATATTGATAGGATTTATTATCATATACATGGACCAATATTATCGATATGCGATAAAAGATGTCCCTAAAGAAAAAATCATCTATAAATACTTACCACGTTCTCCCCAAGAAGAATTGGACCAACCAGTCTTTCCATCAGATATATTTTTGACAATGTTTTCACAACCAGATCCATGGATATTAGACCTAAATGACCTTGATACTAGACAAAAAAATAATCAAAATAAATATTTTATCTCAGCAATATAAGATTTATCTTATTTCGATTAGAAAATCTTATTTCGATTAAAAAATCTTATTTCGATTAAAAAATCTTATTTCGATTAAAAAATCTTATTTCGATTAAAAAATCTTATTTCGATTAAAAAATCTTATTTCGATTAGAAAATCTTATTTCGATTAAAAAATCTTATTTCGATTAAAAAATCTTATTTCGATTAGAAAATCTTATTTTGATTAGAAAATCTTATTTCGATTAGAAATTCTTAATCATATTTTCGATTAAATTTTTCCAAACCTTTTAATTTTTTATTAACAACATTTCCTTTATCATCAATTTCTTCTTTTTCAACTTGTATAATGGATTTATTCTTTTTTATATCTGCACACCATGATGAAAAATCAAATTTCTTTGATTGTGTTTTCCATGAATTATTATAATTATGTTTATGATAATCTCTAAACTGTTTGCAACCTATTTTAATCTGAGACGATGTTAAATCAGGAGCTTTATACCAGAATATTCTTTCTAATGGATTATTAACTTTACGTCTATTATCAATAACCATGCATCCATTATCTGCAATAAGTTTTGCAAATATTTGTCTGAATGCATCTAAATTTGGAAACATTCCTGCATAATGCTCAAATAACTTTTTTTGATTCGATATATATTCTTCTTTTAATAAAAATATATAATCAAAATTTGACCGTAATTCTGGAGTGATACCTAAAGGGTATTGCATTGTTAGGATATACATTATTTCATAATGTCTTCCATTATATAATAATTCTTGAATAGGTTTATCTCTCATCCATGAACCTTTTGTACTTAAACAATCATCCATAATAATATATGTTCGTGCATCGAGAGGGGCACCTTTTCCTTTATTTTTTCTAATTTTTTTTTTCTCTATCATCATCGTTTGTCGTTGTAATATTCGTGTAATGGTTTCACTGTGATATTCATAATGTATATAAGAATCTGGAAAAAAATCATTATAAAAAGAATTCATTCTATCTGTCGGGGCAATTACAATCCCACACGGAATCTTATTGAAATGAAACATTACTGCACGAACAACCCAACTTTTACCACTTCCTCTTTTAGCAATCATAATAATTGCAGGATTCTCGACCATATCTGACAATTTAAATTGCAAAATTGGCAATTTATTACCATCTTTCATTTCAATATCTTTGGTTTCTATCACGATATAAATTATATTATATCGTAATTTTTAAAATATTATATTTAAACTTAAAATAAACTTAATTTTTTATAATTAAACTTATATTTAATTTATTTAAAATCAACAAATACTCCTGGTACTTTATTTGATGTTGGCAACATAATATCATTTTGATTTGTAATTAATGTAAATGATCTATCTGCAGAATTATTAGCTTTATTCGAACTAGAATCTTTTACTAATTTATATTGAGGGACATTACCATCAACAACACCTTCGTCCATATTTAAAGGTGAAGTTTTATTATAATTAAAATAACCATATGCGATAAACCATACTATAATTGCAACTAATGATGGAATTATTATATCATTATAGGATTCTTTGGGTTTAAGTTTTTTTCCTTTTTTTAATTTTTTTTCAATTAATTTACGTTTATTCCAACTCATATAATTATATACAATAATACCTGCAACTAAACCTATAATTACAGGATTCATAATTAATTTTTTAAACATTGATATATATATTATAGAGAATATTTATAATAAAAAAAAATTTAATTTATAATCTTAATTAAATTTTGCTTTTTTATTCGATGATATATTTTCTTCTTCATTTTCGTTTGCGTGTTTGCGCTCAGAATTTCCTAAATTCTGAATTTGTGCCGGACCGCATAAAAATGTTGCTTCTGGATACGTACCTCTACAATGAGGACAGCTTTTATTTTCGTTAAACCATTGTTGCATCAATTGATATTTTGCTATTTTTTTACATTGAGAACATTTTGTAATATTTTCATTATGATGTATTTGTTCTAAAGAAATTATACATTCTTCATATTCATCTATATGTATTATTTCATTTGTTAAATATAAAATATTATCAACTAATGGTGATGAAACTAATGGAATAGTGAAATCTGTATTGCGATTAAACCAAAATACTTGAGGAGTATCTCTCGATACTGGTTCATAAGCTGTTAAATAGATATCCTGTGCACCATACGCAACTAATTGCATTAATCCTCCAACTGGCATTTTTAATTATATTATTTATAATTTATTTTATGTTTAGATAGAGAAATAATATTAAATATTCATCATCTTATTAAATATTCATCATCTTATTGAAATATTCTTTTGAATTAATATTTTTCAGATTTGTTTCTAATATATTTGGTTTAATAATATTAATCTCATCCGAGTTAGCAGCGGCTTTAGAAGCTCTGGGAGAGACTCTGGGAGAGGCTCTGGGAGAGGCTCTGGGAGAAACTCTGGGAGAGGCTCTGGGAGAGGCTCTGGGAGAGACTTTGGAAGAACCCTTAGAAGGTTTTTTATCCAAAATTAATTCATCTAATTTGGATATATTTTGATTAAGTTCTTTCATTAGAATATTAGATTCTTCTATACCATTATCATCTGAGTTTAATATTAAATTTGATTCATCAAAGAAATTTTCTTTCAAATCGACTCTCGAAGCGCCTTTCGAAGCGCCTTTCGAAGCGCCTTTCGAATCGTCTCTAAGATCTTCTTTCGAATCTTCTTCCATTAATAAAGATTTTACATTATTAACATTTTTCATCTGGGAAGAAATAAACGGGGTCTTAATATAATCATTTTTTAAATATTCTGTTAAAATTTCACCTAGAGGTAATATCTTTATTATAGATTCTTTAATACTCTCCTTGATTATTAATATAGTGTCCCGATGATTCTTCTGCATATCATTCGACGAACATTTATGCCAGAATAATTGGGGATTATTATATATTTTTCTAGAAACTTCAATATATATTTTATGAATAAATTGTTTAGAATCGATCTTTTCATGCAGTCGTTCGTTAACGATTATACATTCTTTATCAGTTGCATTATATGTTAGTAATATTATATTTGATTTAAATACAGCTTTTATTAATTTATCAAATATATCAGCATGTTTTGATGCATCTCTGATTCTGATCATTTCAGATTCAATTAAATTTATATTTAGGGCTGGGATATCTTTTAAAAAATGTTGAAAAATCTTCAATACACCAGGATTTTTAACATTTGGCGAAACCATCATAGATTTAATTATTTTTTGTTCATAATCGATTGCCTTAGAATATATATCTTTAATACCTTCAAATATTAAAGGGGATAATATTTCTATAAGAAAATCAGTATAAATATTTTTAATATCAACTATATTCTTTTCGTAATAATGCATATTATGATAATATTATATATTAATTATCATAATAAAAATTTAAAAAAATCTTATTTAGTTTTAATCTTAATCTTAATCTTAATCTTAATCTTAGTTTTAATTAGCGTTATTTCCACGGGATGCAAGGAAATCATGTTGTTTAGGAGTCATGCATACACATCCGCTATCTTGCCATGCATTATTGCATTTATAACTAGATGGGACAAATTTACCATCTTTTTTCATTTGTTCAACAACAACATCATCGTCTAAGGGGAAAGGAGGAGGGTATTGTGCACTACAGCATGATTTACTGCACATATTATAATTTAATCCTTCAGAACCATCCGAAGTAGGACCGTTTGTATTTAAATTATCATTTTCACCAAATTGAGCTCCCCAAGCGGTTGCAATCTCATCAGGTACACCTAAAAATTCAGACCCTGTAATAACATCTCCAGTATGTCTATTATATAGAGCTGGGATTTGCATTAAAGTAGAACCTGCAGTAGAACCTGCAGTAGAACTAGGACTAGAACGAGGGCTATTCGACAATAAATCGGAAAAATTTTCAGCACTGGTCATAAAATAATATATGATAACTAATACAATAAATGCAATTATACCATAAGTGAAAATTTGTTTTTTATCGGGCATGATCTTTATATCTTATGTATAGAAAAAATTAATTATTTATATATAATTAATTTTAATTTAAATTATAATTTTTATTATAATAATTTATTTTTTATACGATTTTATATACGATTTTATATACGATTTTATATACGATTTTATATACGATTTTATATACGATTTTATATACGATATTTTATGAAATATAAGTTAAATATATTAAATCATAATACTAAATCAAAACTAAATCATAAATCAAAACTAAATCATAAAACTAAAATCAAAACTAAATCAAAACTAAATCAAAAGATTGGCAAATAAATTTGATTTAATACCCATTGTTTTGAAATTTTAATACGTGGATAATAATCTATTTTTAACATATAATTCTGCAAAATCTTATTAAGTTGTTCTATATAAGAAGTATCAGGGGCAATTTTTGTATAAAAATCATTTAAACTAAATTCAGTTGAATATTTATTAATTGCTTTTGTTTGTACGATATGAAATATTTTTCTATAATCTATAAATAATTTATTTTCATTTATTTTAATTTTTTCTCGATTCATAATAGTTTTTCGTATATTATATAAACCTTCCGATGCAATAACAATTGAACCGCAAATATTACCCATATTAAATGAATCTATAAAATGTAAAATATCACCAATACTTGGTATCTCATAAAGAACACCTCCATATACTCTTCCACCTGGTTTGGGTGTAGGGGGATGGGTATGGAATATATATTCGGAGGATAGATAATCGGTTATATCTTTTGGTAGGAATATTTCGTTGTCTCCTGTATCAACTCTAGTGGTATTTCCTGCAACTGTTATTTTTTCAAGAATATTACTCCTGAAATGTAATATTCCATAATGTTCAGAATATCTAAACAAGTTTCGATTTTTTAAATCAATATATTTTTTTGTATATCCACCATGAACTAATAGTGAATCCAATATTAATAATTGATTAATATTAATTTTAATAAATTTATTATCACCCATAACAGAACCAATATTTGTTCTTTTAATCCGTTTATCGTTTTTAAATAAATATATAAGATCCATAAATATTTCTGCTGGATGAAAAAAATGTCTCTCAATATAATGTATTAAGCCATCTTCCCATATAAAATTTTTATATATAAATTTACCAGTAGATATATTTTTTTTATCACATAATAAACAATCTTTTTTTTTTGAATATTCTTTAAATTTATTATTCGATATGAGATATGAGTTAACACTATTTAATTTTTCAATAAAAGTTTTACGATTATTCCATTTTTCCCCATCAATTGGAAGGATAAATTTTTTATGATGAGAATCATACCCATTTCTATCAAAGAATCCAATTAATATATATTCTTTATTATTTGATATTAGTGAATTCATATATTCTATATTCTTATAATTTTTTCAACCGTATAATAAATTCTTAAATTATTAATAGTATCGTATATAATCCTATTTTTAAATTTTTCTAATAAAACTTTCTCTAATTCTTTCTTATTTAAATTCTTAAGAATATCTAAGTTCTTATTATAAATTTGTCGTTGAGGGATAATAATCATATCTTTTGATAATAAAATTTTATTTAGAGTTAAATCAAAAGAACATATGATTTTATAATCAATTAGAATATTAATATTATTTGTTTGCAATTCAATAAATTTTTCATTAAAATCTGTCTCAATATAGGTTATTGTATATTTATTTATTAATTCTTTCGAGAAATATTTTTTATATAACAAATTTTGATTGAGATTATTCATTAAATTTTACTTATATAAAAAAATAAATATATTTATATATATAATTAATCTTCTTATGAATAATAAATTTTATTTACTTAATATATATGATTCAGATACTAATAATTCTGATATAAATAACTCTGATACAAATAACTCTGATACAAATAACTCTGATACAAATAACTCTGATACAAATAACTCTGATACAAATAACTCTGATACACAAAATAAAATAAATGATATATCAAATCTTAATCGATTAGATCGGTTAGATCGGTTAGATGAGATAGATAAGATAGATAAGATAGTTCGGTTAGATAAGATAGATAAGATAGTTAAGATAGTTCGGTTAGATGAGATAGATGATTTGAATAAGATGAATAAATTAGATAATTTGAATGAGTTAAATAATTTAAATAATTTAAACGAGTTAGATGAGTTAGAGTTAGATGAGATAGATGAGATAGATGAGATAGATGAGATAGATGAGATAGATGAGATAGAACGATTAGATGAGATAGAACGGTTAGATGAGATAGATGATATAGATGAGATAGAACGATTAGATGAGATAGATGAGATAGAACGGTTAGATCGGTTAGATCGGTTAAATGAATTAGATAATTTAGATTGCGATGATTTAGATTGCGATGATTTAGAACTTGATGATCTTAATCAATTTACTAAAATTAATCGAAAAAATAATCCTATTAAATATAATAAATTTGATAATATTAAAAATACAAAAATTTATAAAAAAAATGATTCACGAAAAAATAATCATAAAAAAATTATGTGTCAAAATATTATAAATAATAATTATTGTAATTATTCAGATAAATGTTTATATGCACATACTCTTAGTGAGCAACGAATCGATACAAAAAGACAAATAATTTTTGATATTATCCTAAAAAATCTCGATTTAAGTATGTATAACAAGAATAGGGATATATATCTTTATAAAGAATTAATATTATTTACTAAATTGTGCAATGATTGTGCAATTAATAAATGCAATGGAGGTAATAATTGTAAATTTGGTTCTCCTTCAGAAAATTATTTAATATGTTATACCGATTTACATTATGGTTATTGCGAGAATATTAAATGTACACGACATCATTTAACAAAAAAAAATCTTACTCCGATATATAATAATATATCTTTATCAAAAAATAAATCAAATATTAATAATATTGATTTATTATTACCAATTATGAATACAATTGAAAATTTTTTAATATTAGATGTTGGACCTACATATTTTTCATTTAATAATTTAAATATTAATTTTGACGATGATTGTATGGAATCAATTTTTATTGATAAACTCAAACTATAATTATATTGTTTATCAAACTAAAGCGATAAAATAAAAATTGATTATAATTACATTATAATCAAATACAATCTTATATAAATATTAATTAAAATATTTATATAAGATTCAAGTATGGATAAGTATCAGATTGATAAGAATTCAAAATATTTTAATAAAAAATATTTTCCAACAAAAATATCACATTTGCAAATAAATGAAACTAAATTAAATAATTTTTCAAATTGGCTATTAAAATATGGTGAAAATTCACAAAAATTTAAAAATAAAAAAAAGAGAATACGTTTACAAATTTTAGATGCGACTTTGGATGAAGAAAATCTGAATAATTTAAGTCCCGTTTTAAGTCCAATTGAAATAAAAAGTTCTAGTCAAAATAAATATTCATTATATGATAAAAGTTGTATATTAATATCAGGTTCTCATGGTGCGGGTAAGACGGCATTTGTTCTAACTGTTTTGAATGAGAAGGGTTTTGATATAAATATTGTTAATTTTGAAAAAGTCAATCAATTAAAAAATATACCTGATTTTATTGAAAAATCTCTTAGAGGAGTTGATATTTATTCAACTATTATTGGTAAATCTAATACAAAACCCAAAGCAATTGTAATAGATAATGTAGAAGCAATTAGTTCTCCGACTGAAAAACAATTTATTATAAATTTATTAAAAATAAATGATGTTAATTGGTATTGTCCAATTATATTTATTTGTAACAACAAACATAATAAAATAATTAATTTAATTAAAAAAATATCATTTGAAATAATAATCCCCCCACCTTCCAATGAATATTTAGCAACAATTTCTTATAAAATTTGTTCGAAAGAAAATATTTTGTTTGAATCTGAAGAAATATTCAATCAAATAATAGAATTTTCTAAAAAAGATTTTAGATTGTGTCTATCGAGTTTACAAACAATTAAAGAATTATATCCTAATAAAATATTTGGTCAACTGGAATTAGATAATTTTATTCAGACTAAAAAAATGAAGGATCAAGATTTAGGAATATTTGAATCTACCCGTAAATTATTATATGCATATGATAATGTCGATGAGATTATTAAAATTTTTGAAAGTGAAAAAATTATTATCCCTTTAATGATTCAGCAACATTATATTGATAAATTGGGTTCTAAAAATTTTAATTCAATTACCCTCTTATCAACTGCTCTAGCTAAGGGTGATATAATTGAAAATTATATTTATGAAAATAATATTTATGATATTCGAGATACTCAAGCATTTTTTCAATGTGTGTATCCATCTTATTTCTTATCAAAAGTTTTAAATCCGAAAAAACTTAATTTAGATTATTTTAATCATCCTTTAAGTTTTCCTTTAGATTTAAATAAAACCTCAATTAAACATATAAACTATACAAAAAATATTATCCCATCAAACTCTTATTTTAAAAATATGGACCTTAATGATTTTATATATCTGAATAAAATATTAAAAGGAGTTATAAAAATAGAAAATTATCCAGCAATTGATGAACTGATGGATGGATATAAATGCGATCTATCAATACTTGAATCTGTTTTAAAGATTAATAAATTAAATCATACTAAATTTTTATTGAGTACCAAAATTAAAAAAAAGATATTAAAAAATTGTAATATTAAAATGCCAGAAGTCTCTTACCAATCTTAATATTAAAATGCCAGAAGTCTCTTATCAATCTTAATATTAAAATGCATGAAGTCTCTTATCAATCTTAATATTAAAATGCCAGAAGTCTCTTATCAATCTTAATATTAAAATGCCAGAAGTCTCTTATCAATCTTAATATTAAAAAAATATAATATTAAAATGCCAGAAGTCTCTTATCAAGCTATGTAAAAATATTACAAAACTTGAAGATTATTTTTTATATATAATAAATAATTTTATATAAAAAATTATTTATATAAAAATAAAAATATATTCTATAATATATATATTATAGATGGACCGAACTTCCAAGAATGCTACAGAACTAGGCGATGAAATGGATTTTTTTCTCAAACACGAAATCCCTGTTGAACAAGTCAGATCAATGCTTCGTCATAAAAAGATGAATGAAGATAAAATTGATGAAATGATCATGAAAATTTCTGAAGCCAAGGAACGTGTCATGAAATATGCCAAACGTTTTATTGACAAAATTGACCAACATTATGGATTCCATGATATTCCCGCAATTGTTAAGAAAGCAACTAAATTCGCCGAAAAGCATCAACTTAGCGCGAACGAACGTGATATGATTATTGCACTTGTCATGAAAGGAGATGTTTACAATACATTTAATCCTCTTAATGATCTTAAATATAGTGAAATGTCTAAATTTATGGGTATTGAATCCCCTGCCGGTCAAGTATTAAATATTCAATCTAAAGATTATGCTCCTCTTAACGAGATTGTTAAATTATTTGAATTTAACCGTGTTCTTCACAATGATATTAAAAATCAACTTGCGTTATTCAGAGATTGTGATCTTTCGGCTTTAACTGGTAGTTTTGACAGAACTAAACATAGTTTATCTGCTCATATTCACCCCGTTGTAATGGCTTTATTTTTACCTAAAGTTGATTATCTTGAAAAGCGTATGTTATGTGCAAATGTTGCAAGAGTTGTTATTCAAAGAGCTCTTCCTTATTTACAAGGTAAACATGTTCAACTTTGGGATAACGTTGTTGCTGGAGAACTCGAAGCTGAATGGGAACTCACTTGCGATATCACATCTGATCCTAACTCGTTAGCTTATTTCAGTGATGATACTCCTGTTACTAACATGTTAAAGAGATTTAAGATTCAAGTTGAATTATGGAAAAATGTTCTCAATCTTCGTCAAGGCAGATTTTTTAGTTTAGGTTATGAAGAAAATGATGGTATCAATGGTCTTCTTAGAACTTTAAGCTCTTATGATTGGACTTATTTTGATTCGCCTGATATGTTCCATATGCAAGATGAAGGAAGTGTTCTTAGAAAGCTTCTCGGAGTCTTCTCTGTCCGACCTACATTTGCTCAAATATCGTCCCTCGTAACAAACACCCTAGTTTCTAATATAAATTATGTTCCTCTTAGTCGTACTACATTCCTTCGTATTCCTATTATCAATGTTAGATTACCAACATTTGTCAATCAAGCAGCACCCACTGGTTCGATTGATTTAAATAGATCTCTCAATCAAACTGATTATTTCATTGAAAATAAAATGTTAGTTCCTAAAAATAAAAGTGTCTTATTCAGTCGTAATGTATTATTCTTCTATGCTAACAGACGTTATCAAGCGATGAATATGGCAAATCTTGCCTACAAATTCTCTTACACCAACGTTCCTTACCAAACATTCAATGTTGGTCAAACATCGATTAATGATGTTGATGTTGTATTTGATTACAATTTTGGTTTAGGTAATGATGCATTTAACCTTCGTTCAGTTGTTACCGTATACAGACCACCTGTTGCGGCTAATATCGCAGTTGGTTCATCTGCTGTTGTTGTCCCGAAAGATAGAACTACTGGCGAACATTTCTATTACAATCCTCTATTATCTAACTTTATGTATGAGAATGGAGGCGCGTATACTACTAACAAACCTATCAGTATCCTATATGAAAGAGCAGCTGGTGCCAATCAAGTTGGTTTCCGTGAATTAGCTCAAAAATACGGTACTATCTTTATGTATGAAAAGGCATAAAATTTTTGGTCATAAATCATCATATTTTGACTATAAATTTTAACTCTTTATATTTTAACTCTTTAATAAATAACTAATATATTATTTATTAAATTTGTAATGTTTATTTCCATAGGGTCGTATAGGATGGTAATGATCTTCGTCCGGAAGAACTAGTTCCAAGTGGTCTCATTGGAGTTTGTAAAGGAGTTGAGATATCTTTAACATACCCGTAATATTGTTTAATATTTGTCATAATATCTGGTAATACGTAATCCGTGACAAGATTATTTAAAATCTTAACCTGTCTAACCGTTGAATGAGGTAGATTCTTACAATTATCCAAATATATAAAACGCATTGTAACTAATAGATCATTCGGGTCTTGATCCTCTTCTAGATTAAAATTACCCTTGGATCTTTCATAGACTTCTATTTTTATTTTCTTTTGTAATCGATCCATATTTTCCGATGAAAAAAATAGCCGACTAATTTCATTTTCTTCAATCATCCCTCTTAGAGTGATTGATGCGACATTTGTAGCATCAGATGACGCATATTGGTTCGTATATTCTTGGGTTGAACTAAATGATAAATCAGGTATATTATCTTGATACATCGATTTTAAATTTTTATTATTATATACTTCGGATGGTCTTATTACAGAACGAGTTCTGGTAGGTTCGATATTGGCATTTGCATACGAATACTTATTTTCATTTAAAAAATGAGTATTTACATATGATACGGCTTGATTAATTGGAGCATAGTTTGACATTATAATATATATATATATATATATATATTATAATATTAAATTTTTATTTATGCATTAAATAA